TCGTGTTGACCGAGTCGATGGTAGCGGTCTCGTCCTCTACGGCAGTGGTCAGGTCCAGAAGGTCTTTGGTCTTGATCGTGACCGTGGCGGCTGACGGCCTTCCTTCTTGTGGCCTGTACCGTAGCGTGGTCGCCTTGCTGAGTCTTACCTGCTGGTTCATCGTCTCCCTCGTGTCTGTTCCGATCCGAGGGGGGCTGAGGCACCGTTACCCCAGCCCCCCCGGATCAGGGGGTAAGAGGCGAGGGGTGCTATTCAGCAGGGACGGTCACGGTGAACTTGCAGGCACTGTTGGCCTCAAGTACTCCCACCCCGTAGATGGCATCGCAGGCCAGAGCGTCAGCGAAGTGCTTGTTCTCGGCCCAGCTACGGACCCTCATGTCCTGACTGATGGCCAGCCCGAGGCTGTAGTTGCGGACGAAGGCCATGTTGACGTAGGAGCCGCTATCGGTCTGGATGTTGTTGCTGGGGATGACGTCGAATCCGAGAATCCGGCCAACGGCCCCCTCAGTCATCGATACCGGGCCAGCTACGTAGTCACGGCTGGTGAACTGGGCGACCTGCATCAAGATGGACTCGGTGTAGGGCTCTACAACGAGGACACGGCCATCACGAGGGGCGTTGAGCCCATCGAGGGTCCGCTTCAAGGTCAGCAACTTGCCCAGTGCTGTGGTGCTAGACAGTGCGGCACCGTCAACAGCGTTGGAGATGCCCGAGTACAGCCCGGCCAAGGACACGTCCATCGCCTTTGCGACCGGGAAGGCCACCTGAAGGGCACGGGCCTGAAGCTGATCAACGATGGCCTGCACCTGGAGGATGTTCTCCACCCGGATAGCACTGTACTTGTGGGTGTTGAGACTGACCGTGACATCAGTGTCCGTAGTTACATCAAAGGTGATCTCTGTGTCCTCGGCCTTGTCACGGGCAGTGCTGAAGTTGATCTTCGGGAGGTGAATCTTGTCTCCCTTGCCCTTGTTTGTGGTCACGATGCGGGCGATGTTGCGAAACTCCAGTGACTCCCGGAGGGCGTACATCACGGCATCAAGCCAGATCTCAGGTACAAAAGCGGCGGCTGATGTTCTGTCTGTCGATCCTGTTGCCATAGGTTGACTCCTAATAGCAGGGGTCGGTAGGCAATCTGTTTGATGGGGTCAACCCGGTTGAGCCCACCGACACGGTTGATGAAGTTGTCACCAGCCGTCTCGTGGCCGGTGCCGTGTCGGGGTCTATCGCTCCCCCGGAAGGCGTGGGTGGGTCGTGTCGTGACCCGTCCGTGGCGAGGGCGTGATTCCTGCCCTCACTAACTACTCTACCCACTGAACATCCGTTCAGTCAACTCCTTCGCAAAATAAGGCCCAGAAAGGGGGTCAGAACGGGCTGTCGGCTGGGTGTTGGTGTGTTGCCCCCGGATGGGGGTGGAGGAGGCGTTGTCGGGCGTCCTAGCCCGCAAACTGCTTGAGGTACCGCTCGTGGGCCTGTTGCTTCTCTGCCTGTGTCTTGTTGGGGTCGTTGAGAATCTTGACGTAGTCGGCCTTGGTCATCTGGCCAGCATCCGAGGCCGGGGCCGGGGTGTTCCCTCCCCTGCGGGGGCTCTGGAAGAGGGGCTTGTTCTCATCCCGGTTCCTCCAGTCCTTGAGGAGTACTTTGGACGTGTCTGTCAGATCGCCATTCCCATCCAGTTCAACCCGCTCAAGGTCAACGAGGTCAGCAACCCGTGGCGTGGCTGCATCCTTGAAGTGGTTGAGGACAGCGGCCCGCTTGAGCCGGGTCTCAAGGCTGGAGTATTTGGACTCCCACTCCGTGGTCTTGCCAGCAAGGGCATCCTTCTCGGCCTTGAGCCGTTCCACCTCGGTCATCCCCTCGAGTTTCTTTGAGTTGAGGGTTTCCTCAAGGGCTACGATACGCTGCTCCAACTGGCTCTTCTCCTTGATCAGACCCCGGAGCCGGGATGCTGGAATCATGTCCTCCGTGGGCTTGTCAGGGGTCTGGTCCCCAGTTGGGGTTTCAGGTGTCTGGTCCGTGGTCTTGGTCTTGTCATCTTCCATCTCTTACCCTCCTATGGCTTGTGGTGCTGCGGCGACCTTTTGTCGCCAGTATTTGTGATACCTCCGCACGGCAGCCGATGACTCGGCCACCCCGAGGTCCATAAAGGCGTACTGAGGGACAAATCTCCCGTAGGGCTTGCTGGGCATCCCTTTCCCCGGCTGCCGGAAGGCGAGGATGCTTGCCAGCATCTGGTTGGTGAGATTCCTGCTACTGTAGGAGCCATCCTTTTTCTTTTTCCTGACCTTGACCTTCCGGCCTAGGGTGTCCCTGTGTGCCCCGGTGAAGCTGACAACCCCCCTCCCTTTGGCATCCACCTTGGCTTTGAGTGACCTCCACATCTGGCCGGTCCGGTTGTAGTCCACTCGGCTGGGGCTCTCTCCCTGTTTCTCCAGTGCCCGCTGGTAGCGTTTGCTGTACCTTGGGAGGGGTCTGCCGTCAGCAGTGGTCCCTTTGGAGAGGACACGGTTCCTGATCTGGCGGGCAGCCCAAGGGAGTACCTCTTGGAGGTAGCCCCGGCTGCGCCAGTCGATTTTGCTGAGGTTCTTCCCCCCAGCCATCTTGACCTCTAGATCAAACATCGGCGGCCTCCTCCGGGGTCACTGCGGGCTCAATGGAGGCAAGCTGGGCCTCAGCATCGGACAAGGGAATCCCCAGCCGTCTGGCCCGTACCTCGGCCTCGGTTACAATCCCAGCCTGAAGGTCAAGCTGGTCAGCCTGAGCCTCCTGCAACCTGTTTTGGGGCTGCTCCGGTTCGTACCAGCGGATGGTCATTTCCAGATCGGAGTCAATAGGCTGGTCTGGCCTGTGCCAGTTGTTGACGATCCGCAGCTTGTCAAACAGGTCTGACAGGGCGTACTCGTAGGGAATCTCGGACTCCTCCCTCTTCTCCTGAAGGTCGAGCCGGTCATAGTGTTTGGCGATCCCGGTCAGGGCGGCGAGGAACTGCTTGCCGTCGCTGGAGAGGAAGTCGGGGTCGATTGCGGCCATCGCTGCGAAGCGTTTGACCTTGGCCTCGATGTAGGCCGTCAGTTGCCCCGTGTCCAGACCGCTGGGCTTCCTGTCAAATGACTCCTCACCACCCGGCTGCAAAGCCACCAGCATATCCGGGGAAATGGGCAGCTCGTCCTTGCCCAATTCCAAGGCCGTTTTGATAACTGCGATGGAAAATCCAAGGCGAAACTGGAAATCGCTCCAACTTTCCAGCGTATCGACCCCGATGGCTGCCTGATGAAGGGATTGATCGACCACCCCGTAGATGCCGGTGGAGGGGTTGTGGGAAAAGCGAACGAAGGGGTAGGCTCCATACTCATTGATCCCGGTCCCGCCAAACAGGGGGTCAGTGACCGTGCCCTCTTCAAAATCCACCACCCCATAGGTCCACCGCCAGCCGTTGGCCTCGCTGGGCTTCTCCCAGATTTCCTTGGTGTGGTCGTTGATGGTCACTGCGATGGCCACGGCGTCATCAAGGTCAGCCGGGTCCGTAGGGGACTCGATGACCTCCACCAGTGAGGGCTTGAGGACGTCTACTTTGATCCTGCCCAGACGGTGGGCTACCCGCCCGAAGACGGTGTTCCACAGTTGATCCCGCCTCTGGATGTGTCGGGATGTGAGGTCAAGCCGGGTCTCTTTGCGGAGGGCACCCCAGATCACCGAGTCGGGGTCATCCTTCGGAAGGGGCTGGCCGTCCCGTGTCAGTACCCACTCCGGGCGTCTGTGAAACAGGGTGGCCCCAGCATCGATCAGCCGTTTGAGAAAGGGCTGGGCTGAGAGGGTCAGCTTGCCCCCGGCATAGCTCTGGGGAAACATCTGGGCCAGATAGCCGTTGGAGCCTGTCATGGGGCTGTGGTCCCCGAGGTAGAACTTGTCAAGCTCGTCTACCAGCGTGGTGTAGGCAGACTGCTTGGCAATCATGGCCTTCTTAAGTTGGGCCTGTGTCTCGGTGTCGTTGTAGCGGTCGTATAGGTTCATCATATGGTCCTCCCGGTGTCTTACCCCCCGGCTCGTCATCGGTAGATAATCATCCCCTTCTGACCCCCCACGGAGCCGTCAGGGTTGAGGTAGCGGTACTCGTGGCTGACTAGGTAGCGGATGGCATCCATCCCGTGGGTACCGGGCTGGTCCTTCCACTGGTCCGTCAGTTCCTCTAGTGCGTTCCTTCCACCCTCTTTTCTGCCCATTCCTGAGTCATGAAGCCTCGGACACACCCCCGGCCCGTTGCTGCCGTGTTCTGGGGCTTGCTGATCAGGTGGTGGGCCACAAACAGGTGGCGTCGGTCACGGGCATCCAGAAGCCTCGCCTTGACCAGCCCCGTCCCCCAACTGATGGAGCGGTGTTCCTTGCTGCTGTAGCCGTAGACCGGGCAGCCAAAGGCTTTCTGAAGGGCCAGGTTCTCCTTCCGGTACTGGCGGTCGGGGTCGGGGTAGACAGCGGCCAGCTTGGAGATGCCCCAGTGCCTCATCCGGCCCTGAGCCCACCAGATAATTTGGTGGACCGAGCGGATGTCATTCTCGGTAAACTCGTCGATGATGGTGTCACGAGGCTCCCCGTGCTCGTCCGTGTCACGGGCCACCAGACAGGCGTAGGGGTAGTTGGAGCCGTGGTCCACGGCCAGCCGGTACTCCGAGGCCGAACCGGGAGCGAACTTGCGGACGTTGTCCGTTAGGCTGAAGCAGGAGCCAAATACGGACCCCCGGACTGCGATGATTTGGCCGAGTACCTCCTGAGCGTACTCGTCCGGGCTAAAAATGCCCGCCAACCCCTCAGCGTACTCGTCTTCCAGTGCAGCGTTGTCCAGTGTGGTGGTGTGGATTCTGGCAACCCCGGTCGTCTGGGCATCCTCTAGGGTCTCATCGGGTGAGACGTAGGCGGTCACGTCCGGGCAGCGGGACTGCTTGATGGGGCTCTTTTCCTGTAGGAGGGCCGTGATCCCAAATTGGCCCTTGGGAGTGGCCGTCCAGTACAGCTTGAGCCGTTGTCCCTCCGCAGTTGGTCTGCACCTTGAATTGATCTCCTTCCAAGCATGGAACTGGTGCTCCCAGATAGAGTACTCGTCAGCCCAAATAGTCTGGGCCTGAAGCCCTTGAATCCTCTCGATGTCTGCTTGTGTGCGGAAGATGATGTCCGTCCCGTTGACCAGCCTGATCCGCAGCTTGTACTCGGACAGGTGGTGGACTAGCGGGACACTGTTCACCTGCTCCCACCATCGGAGCACCCCGCAGACGGCCTTCCATTGCACGTTGCGAATCATCTCGTAGTCACGGGCAAGGACAAGGGACAGCGACCGGGGCAGGAGGAGGCTGTTGGAGCAGAG